TTGTTCATTTTACCTTGAAGAAAGTTGTTTTTAATTTCTGGCATGTATTAGTGTTTAATAAATTTTGATTTGCCTCTCATTACTTGCTCTAATTCAGCAATTTTAAGGCTAGATAATCTTAATTTAGCATTTCTTATTGCGGCTCTTTTTTCTTTTCTAAATCTATTTATAATGTATTCAGGAAAGTTTGCTCTTGAGCTAGCTACAGCATAAGTTATGTACTTGTATATTGCATCTTCAGCAAATTTATGTATTTTCATTTCATCGTCCGTACCTAAACCATCCGACGTATATTTTAATGTAACTATTTGTCCTGATAATTCACTAGAAAAACTAATTTTACCATTTAGCTCATCTATTAAAAATATTCCGTTTTCTTGAGTAGTTTCAGGATTTGATCCTTTTCTGCCACCGTAAGATGTAATTTTTTGTAACCCAACGTTTGTATCGTATGTAATATCTTCATCAGCAAAATTACCAGAAATTTTTCTATTGTCAAAATCTTTAAATCTATCACTTGTTACCGGTGACCCAGTTAGTAACGAGCCGTTCACGTCGTAAAGATACGCGTAATCATCATCTTGTAATATTGATTCAGAAGGTTTAGAAGTGTATCTACCCGGATAAATAATATGTTCAACACCAACATCATCTATAAAAGATATTCTAACATAATGCACGTAATCTTGTGGCATTGGTATAGATAAGCTTGGTCCAACTTCTATTTCTTGTATTTTTTCAGTTCTAGCTACATCATAACTAAACTCTTGTATGCCTCTTTTTGTATGAAATAATACATCCGACTTTTTAACACTTGGTATTAATTTTCCATCTCCCACAAAAGCAACTATATAATTATTTATTATATCGTTTAAAGAAATGTATCTATAGTCACCAAATCTGCTTAATGCCCCTGCTGCTTTAACTTCTATTACTTTGTCAGCTAAGGGTGCACCGCCGGACGCTAATACTTGTGAATTATTAACATTAGAAGAAAATGTTAACGTGGGAGCAGCATAAGTATAATTGTTTGTGTTTATCTCTTCATTGCCAACAAACACTACAACATTAGATGGGATTGTTTCAAATGCATTTGTTGTTAAAGTAAAAACTTTATTAGAGCCATCACCTATAAAACCTTGCGATTTATTGTAATACGATTGATTTGTTTTTGTAATTAATCCCATTTATTATAAATTTTCTAATTGAACTTGTGAATTTGCTTCAGCGCTAGCGGCTTGAACTACTTGAGGGTCACTGATTACGACCCCTGCGTATTTTAAAATTCCCAATATTAAAGACACTTTGTCGGAAATATGTAATTCAAAATCAACTGATGAACCAGCGGAATATGTTAAAGCTCCATTTGAATCTTCAGTTCCAGCCCAAACAGGATCTGCAGGTGTTTTAACATAATCTAATGTTAGATAACTATTAATTAATGTAGAAGGGCTGACTTTTATACTAGTTGAATCTCTATAGTATACAGGATAAGTTAAAGATGGAGCTGTTAATTTAGAAGAGTTAACATAAGTAAATTCTGATTTCTTTAATTCATCAAAATTTATTGTTCTACTTAATCTTGAAAGTGCAATTACTTTATATATATCTGTAGGTAAAATTAAGTTTCCAGTAATGTTTAAATGTGACGAAAGAGCGGGAAACGTAAAAGGACCAGACGCTCCAGTCATAGAAGCTTGAGGCACCGTAATACTATCGCCTGCTAAATATCCAGTTCCCCCATCAACAACTTTAACTGTTGTTGTTCCTCCCCCAAAGTCGCTTCCTGTAGCAACAACCGTTACCGTTAAACCAGTTCCGCTGCCTGTTGTAGTTGTAGCAATATTGCTGTAAGTTCCAGCTGTAATACTTGCTGGCACAGTAACACCAATTATGCTTTCTACTGGTCTAAGATCAGTATTAGGAATAAAAGAATTTACATTTGGTATGTAAACTTCTTGTTCTTTAGATAAAATGTCTATTTTTTCTTTAATATTTGATGGAATATCACCGTATTCTGACACAGAACGATTTAAATTACTTTTAACAACCGCTCTATTATATTCGTAAAAATTTTTTTCTAATATATCAAGTTGCACCTGTGAACCTATTTTATTAAATTCATCTGGCGTTAAAAAACCTCTTGATTCTTTATTGAGTATTGATAATACTGTTTTATATGTTGCATCAACTGATATTGCCATAATATTTTTTTATATAATGATTAAGCCGCTTATTTGCGGCCTAACCACTATAAGCATTTTATTTTAATTTTTTTTCAACCGTTTGATATACTTCAATACCTTCGTCGGTTTTAAAGTATGCTGCTAAAGCTGAATATGGGTTTTCATCAAATGGAACTGTAATAAGTTTTCTATCGTTCGATGCCCACTTAAATGTTCTTTGGTCACTTGATAAAGATATAATACCGTTTTCAACAGCTTTTATACCGATGTTTCTAATATTTATATTTTCGTCATTTGCCAATTCTAAGAACAATTCTGGATTGCTTCTAGCAAATAATAATAAATCTCTTTTAAGTTCCTTAGAAGTCATCTTAGATACTTTATTTCCAAGCTCTGTTCTTAATATTGCCTCAGCATGATCAATATCTATATTCTGGGCCATGGTTAATGCTTGTATTTCATATTCAAGAACATCTAAATCATCTTCTGCCTCTTTAACCGGATTGTATTCGTAGAATTTTTTATTCATGTCCGGGTGAATAGCTAAAAATTTTTGCAATGTTTGTTTTTCTTTTGGAACAAATAATCTCCCGTCTCTAAAAACAATTCTTGATAATCTTTCAGGACCTTTCATTTCATCAACAAATACTGTTTTTTGATTTTCACAATATTTAATTTCTCTTTCGTATCCTTTTTCTTCGTCAAACCACAATATGCCTCTTGTTTTTACCATAAAAGCAATTGGTGATTCGTTTATTGATAATTGATATAATTTATCTTTTATTTCCCATTTGGGCGCAACTTTGGTTGCTTTTTCTTTAGTTTTTGCCATGATATAATATAATATAATTAATAAAAGCAAAGAGTACCCCCACTATTACCGTGGGGATAAACTTTACGTTAAATTTATGAGTCAAATCTCATGAAGTTGTTTGCAGCCTGAACTACTAAACATCTTTCTGATAGATAGTGAATCTCCATTTTGTCATCACCGATTGTAGATGCTCCACCTACTGAACCAGTAACCCAAGATTTTAATTTTCTATCGTCAGCTTGAGAAGCTCTATATCTTACGTGTAAGAAAGGTCTTCTAACATTGCTTCCTAAGTTTTGGTCATATACTGAAGATGTTCCAGCAGGAATTAAAAGTCCTTTTAATCCACCGATTGAACCTCTTGTTGACTTATCGTTTAAGTATTTCCAGTCAGTTTTGTAGAAGTCATAAGAACCTCTTCTGAAACCAGAAAATCCTAAATTTAATGCCATATCTTCAGAGTTGTTAAATACTCCAAATCCAAGACCTCCAGAAATATTTGGATTTAAACCTGCAAGTAAGTCGTCGATAACTAAGTTAGCGTCTCTATCTAAGAAAAGCATGTTTTCTTCAATAGCTCCTTGTTTGTCTAATTCCTTTAATACATCGTCAAATTCAGATAATACTGCGCCTGAATCAAATTGATTTGTAGCCACAATTCCTCTTTCGCCAATAGCAGAAAGTAATCCTTGAGAACCATCTGGAATATCAGAATCAGCAGTTGAATCAGATTTTTCAGATTCAATAGCGATCATTTCTAAATAGTCGTCAAATCTTGCTTTTGTGTCAGCAGAAGATTTTAAGTACCATAAGTATCCAGACTCTCCGCCTTCACCGCTTACTTGTACCCACCCAATTTGAGCAGTGTCAGATCCGTTGATTTCAAAGTGATCTTTGATAATCATTGGCTTGTTAGTGAAAGTTTTGAATGTAGGCTCAATAGATTCAGTCATACTAGCAGTTCCTTTTTTAAATTCAGAACCGTATACGAAAAATTTAATAGCTACAGCTGTATCGCCAGCAACTAAAACATCTAAATCATCAAAATTTGCTCCTCCATAAGGCTTTAATGTTAATGTTGAAGTTGAAGCCTCAACACCAGCCTTACAATAAGCTTTTACAACTACTGTACCTCCAGATCCTGTAATTTCAGCAACTACAGTAGCACCTTTTCTTACAGCGTGAGCTTCAGTTGCACCACTATCAATTCCAGTTATTGCAGTTACAACACCATCTACACAGTTAATTGTACCATTGTAAGATAAGTGTAGTCTACCTTGCTCAGACCAAATTACTTGATCAGAAGACATTGGCATTTCTGCACTAATTTGTGAAAGAAAACCAGAAATAGTTCTGTTTCCGTATCTCTGTACTTCACTTTCATAAAGTTCAGGTAGATATTGTTTAGCCCATCCGTCGTTTTGGATGTCTAAGTAACTCCCTAGGGTTGTCATTTTTTGAGCCGAAGGAGTCAAAATGCTGCCAGCCAATGGGCCAGCAAATGAATTGTTATTCGCCATTTTAATTTTTTTTTGTTAGTTAATAATTCTTAAGTTTAAATTTTAGCTTAGAATTATCGTCCCCAGAAATAGCTTTTACTTTTATTCCGCTGGCCTCAACATATCCACTAGAAGTTTTTCTAGGGTCCATGCTAATGTTTTTAGCATCCGCACTCATTTGTTTGATTGCGTCAGCTTTACCTTGTTCATAAAAATGGTTAGCTATTTTGTCAGGATTAGAAGCGGCAAATAAAGCTTTATGGTAACCCCCGGCGTCTTGTAACATTTTATTGTCACCAACATATTTATTAAAAACATTTAATAAATCACTTTGGGTTTCTTTTACTTTATTAACATCTTTTACATTGAAACGATATTTCTTGTCTCCTACGTTGAAATTAAAACCTTTAAATTCTTCGCTAAAAACTTTACTAGTTTCTTGTTCAAAATGTTTTGTTTGCTGCTGTAATAATTCTTCAGCTGATTTTTGCTCTTTATTGTATCTGTCGAAAAAATCAATAGCTTTTTGTTGTTCAGGAGCTAATTTGGAACTCAACTTGACTTCCTTATAGTATTTATCCTTAGTTTCATTTAAAAACTTATTGGCATTTGCGACTTCCTCTTTGAGAGCAAGTTTTTTTCTTTTAATGTCTCTTTCCTCATCAATTTCTTCGTCAAATGAAAATTGATCTTCTAATAAAAACGATACTTCATCGTAACTTAAATGAGGCTTAGTTTGTTTATAGTATTCTCTTAATAACGTAGTTTGATCTACATTTGAAAAGTCAGCATTTAATCTGACATAATCTTCAAGAGTTCCACCAGTTTCTTCCATAAATTTTACCAGGTCTTGTATGTTTTCTGGTAAATTTACTTCTGGTTCTTTTGCTTCTTCAACCGGTTCAACTTCTTGTTCTGGCTGTTTTTCTTCAGCCGCTAGGGCTGGCTCTTCTGAAACTTCTTCTTCAATAATCTCTTCAAGTACAGGCTCTTCTATTTTTTCTTGCTGTACTTCTTGCAATTCCACTTTGGCTTCTTCCCCATCTTTTTCATTCTCGCTGCTTCCGCGTAACACGCCATCTTCTGTTTTTTGTTCTTGAACGGCATCTGTTTCTTCTTTTGGTTCGTTAATTTTTCCTAAATTCACAGTGTAATCACCATCTTCGTTAGTTGATAGCTTTTGTACCTCTGCTTCTTTTTCAGCAATAGACTTTTCTTCAATGTCTAAAGCCTCTGCTTTGATGTTTTCTGACATAATAAAATATAATTGTTTAAGTATTATCTTGGATCAAATTGTTCCAATCCAAATCCACCTAAGTTATCAAACCCTGCAGATTCAAAACTTTTTGGTGGTTTACCAGATTTTCTCTGGTCTATTAATTCACTTTGTTGTGATGCTTGTATTTTTGTTCTTTCGTCTTTACGATCTTCTTTATACTTCTCTTTATTGTTAATCACCTGGTTCTCCTGCTCTTTAAGTTGCATATTAAGTTGGAATTCAAATTCCATCAACTCTTTTTTGATTTCCGCTTCTCTTTCAAGTTTTGCAATATCAAATTGCGATTGTGCTTGTGCAATTTGTACTTTGCTTTCAGCAATCCCTTGCTGTTTTTGTATTTCTGCGGCGGCCCCTGCTTGAGCTGACTGAGCGTTAGCTTGAGACTGTGCTTGGATATTTTCCATTTGGATTTGTCTATCTCTTTCAAACTTTTGCTTTCTTCTTAATTTTAATAACTGATTAGCTAACTTTAAATTTTTAATTTCTCTTACATCAATAGCATCTTCTAATTCTATTTGCTTTTGTGTAATTGCCATTTGTATGTTATTTTCTAGCAATTGTTTTTCTTCTTCATCCGGAGCTAATTGTAGGAATATACCAAAATCATGCAAATTTAGCTCTTTCATTTCTTCAAGTGCACCTACATTAAATTTACCTAATGATTGAATAAATGAATTTTTAATACTTGAATATTCTAAAACATCAGATATTCTTAACGCTATAGCTTCTGCAGTTTTTAATGTTAAATACAGTCCTGCTTGTAATATATGTCTTGTTGCTGTGTTGCTATTGGCTGCTGCTATTTTTTGTAAGCCAACCAATGCATTTCTGTCTGGGGTGCTACCATCTCTTGCTTCATTTAATCCAGTAACATCTCTCATCATTTGTAAATAATAGTTGTAAGATTGTATTAAGCTTTGTATTTTCGAACTGCCAGATCCAGCTCTTAATTCTTGTATGGGCACCCTACCGTTATTAAATTCACCATCTTGTGTCATTGATCTACCAATAACAGAACCAGTTTGGAAGTACATATTTAATGCTTCTTGTGGGTTATAATTAGTCCCATTGCCCAAATCAACTTCAGCTAAACCATCAGCATCCAAATAAACACCGTCTGGCACCATGCGCGATAATACTTGCTGGAGTTTTAAATGTGTAATTTGAATCATATCAGCAAACGATGTCATTCTACTGACCAACGATTCAGTCTTACCTTTATAAATTCTTGGGGCTACAATATTATAACTCATCTGAACTTTTGTAATATCAGATTTGGGTCTTGTCATATTAACAGCTTTCTGCCATTTTAATAATTTATCGTGGCCTACAATTTTAGCACCTTCATATAGACACTCAATAGATCTATTTACTTTTTCAAATCTAGCTCTTGAATCTTTGGGTGGATTAAATTTATCGTCTTTTTTAATTGCTTTATCAGCTCCTGATGTAGTTTCTTTAATTTTATAAACTTGATTTTCAAATGTTTTGTATTCAAAATATAAAACATATACAAAATTTTTATCTGAAGAATTTACACCAATTTGATTGTATAATAATGAGCTATTGCCTTTACCTTCAATTTCTTCAATATCCTCTGTTGTTAATTGTGGGAATTGTTTTTTTAATTCTATTAAACTTACTCTTCTTACTTCGCCTACATAATACAAATCATCAAAATAAGGCGAATCGGTATAAGAATATATTAAATCAGAAGGATCAACATATTCTAATTTGATTCCTTCGGCAGTATTAAAGCTATTTTTTACAGCACCAATTCCTAGAACTGTAATATCGTAATCTAATCTTTTCTTTAATAATTCGTATTTGTTTAAATCAAAAACATTGTTTATGGCTTGTTCTTCGGCAATTTCAATAGACTGTTTATAATCAAGTTGCATGTGTAATTCTAGCTCTTGACTATTGCCAGGTAATTTTTTTGGATCATTTTTAAACATATTAACGCCCAAAGAAGAACCTATATTTTCAAACAAATTTTTATTCTTCATATCTCTAAGCATATTTTTAACATACTTAGTTCTTTCATCACTAGCAATACCATCCACTGAATAAGCTTTCAAATCGTAAACTCTTTCTGCAATACCATTAACAACTATATCCACAAACTTTGGAATAATAGGTACCGGTTTCCAATCTAAATTTAGATAAGACAAATCACCGTTAATGGATAATTCATCTTTATATTTTTTAATGCTTTGTTCGCCTCTAGCATATAACCTAAGGTTATGATAGTTATCTCTATTAGAGAAATAGCGAGATCCTCCTGAATCTTTTTTGAACCATTCTGACTCAACAGCTTTAGCAACTTGAAGCCCATAATCTAAACCTCCCTTTTCTGCGTCGCTAACTGCTTGACTCGGAAAAATACCTTTTGGTGATACTCTTGCCATCTATTGTATTATTTTTGAAAAATTTCCATTATTGTTATATTTAGAAAAACTAAAATTAACTTTACTTTTTAATTCTCTTGTTTGATTTGGCGCATATCTATTTTTATTACATGCCATAACCGCTAAGCCTGAACTTATCGCCGCATCAAATTTTGTTCTTTTGTTTATATCAAACTTAGCCCAATCGTTTAATGTACTATTAAAATACATATCGCCGTAACTGCCATCTTCTTTTTCACCTACATAATTATTTATATAACTTTCAATTGCAGCAGCATGGGCTTGTCTAATATCTTCACTTGAATTCGGTATACCTCCAATTTCTTTTTCAGTAACCGATAATTTATTCCATATTTTATCAGGTCTGTTCATTGAATAGCCTCTATATCCTCTTCGTTTTAAATAGTATAATAATCTAGGTTTGTTGTTTTCTGCTAGTATTGGCATACCATAAAAGTGTAACGCCATTAATATATCTTCAAAAAACATTTCCGCTGTTTGCGGTCTAGCTATATATTCTAAAAAAAACATATTAGCAGGAATTTCTTCCATGCTAAATTTTGTGAGACCGTGTAAAGAGCCTTTAGATCCTTGACCGTCGGTAGTCCCGGATATATCGTAGCTATCGCAGCCAAATGCACCGCTATGTTCGTTTCCAGGATATTTAATTCCATTTTTTAGTATTACTTTATTTTGTAAATGTGCGGGTGGAACCCAACTAACATTAAATCTTCCGTTTGGATTAGGTATAAATTCAACCTTTGTATCTTTAATACCATTTTGCCATTGAAAGCTTCCCTTTGTAACTAAAGCGCTGTATTTTGCTTCCTCGTTAAAATCTACTTGCTCGTATATTTTTACTAAATTAAATATACTATTTTTTGTTTCGTCTCTGAATGCGTGTTCCTCAGTTCTTGGAAACTGACGATAAAATTCATTTAAACCGTCCTGATCCCCTTTTAATCCCTCAACTTCATTCTCCCAATGTTCAATAACCCCGATGTCGATATTATCTCCCTGGTGGTCTTTGACAGGGTTGCTTGGTGTGTTAAAGACAGGTATTCCATAAGAATCGATGAATCCTTCGAAATTCCATTCCATAGGTATGAACAAAGAATATAATCCCGAGCGAGTCTGTCCATTCTTATTTCTTTTCGTAACGTCCGAGTCATTATATAGTTTTTTAAAGTTCTCACCACCCTTGTCTAATGAGTTACTTGTTGAACCCATCATACACTTGCCAATTATTCTTGAACCTAATCTAAGAGTTGTTTTAGTAACTCTCCAGTTGTTAAGAATGTTTTCTGGTCTTTCCCATTTACCAGCTTCATCGTGCACAAGCAGCGTGAGTTTTTCACCATCATAGCTGTTGTTACCAGTATTTTTCCAATCAATAGTTGTGTCTAATCCCTCTAATTGTAATGCTTTGTCTTTTGATTCAAAACGTTTACGGGTTAGCTTCGATGCTGGCACTCTATACGCAAGTTCTGTTTTAGGTCGATCCATACCATCTTGAATCGGTTTAAAAAAGAACGGGTAGTTAATTGATATTGGAACTACTTTATCTGTAAACATTTTTTTAGCATCAGCACCAGACTTAGATAATATACCGTATCTTGAATCGGATGATATAGTTGCTAAGTTGACTGTTTCCCCAGATGCCATAAACGAAAATCCACTACGTCTATTTTTTAAATAACACATTCCGTAACTCCTTGCGTCTGCTTTACAAGCTTCCCAAAATATAAAGAATAATCTATTTGCTTCCCTAAAATCAGGCTTGCCTACATCGATCTTTGTCCATTGTAGGTACATATAATGAGTTCCTGTTATATAAGTTGGCGTTCCTTTGTTATTAAACCAGTATCCTTCATCTCTTTTGGTGAATTCGGCGTCTATATAGGTATGCCACCTTTGTTTAAACTCATCTGGATAATCTTTCCAATCAAATATACTTTTAACAGATTTAAGCTCCTTAGGGTACTCGTGTGCAACCCATTTATTATTCGTGTTATCTACGTTTGTTGGTTTGGGTAATGCTATCTTAAGACCCTGAATGCTATACACATCACCAATCTGACCGCTTTTGGATATAACAATAACATCATGTTCTTTATTATATCCATACTCCCATTTTTTAGATCTATTTAATCTTTTAATGGTGGTTATTTTTATGGGCTCGATAACCTTATATAAACTTTGTTTGTACATCACTTAGATCTTCTTTCGGCAAATCCTTTAAAAGTATCTTCTTTTTCTTTAGGTTTATTTTCCAACAAACCTTTTTCCTCCTCTATTCTGTTTAAAATCTCAAATGCATCGAATATTGCGAGCTTTTTAGTGGCTGCAGCGTTCTTGAGTCTATCGGCTGAAATGTCATCATCAGTTTCAACGATAGGTTCTTTAGCAACCTTAACCAATTCTTTGACTGCATCATAACCAGCTTGGATTATATTCTTTTTCGTTTCCTTGACGTTCATATTTAATAGATATTGAATTAGTTAGTACTCTATACATTCTTTCGCTGTCCACAATGAATTCATATTCACTGCTTGGCGTAAATCCAATTAAATCTTCTTTTTCTATTAAACTGCTAATGTCTTTGTCAACATATTTTATAATACCCCTTAGGGCTTGTTCCTTTTCGTTATTTAATATATTAGTAGATTGGATTGGTTTAACGAAGCAAAAGCCTTTAGGAGCATTCCATTCGTTATTTCGTTTATATAAGTATATTTGATCTGATTTTACAAAATATAAATCTTCTTTATAATGGCTTCGGGTATTTCGCTCTTTACCATGTTGATCGTACCATCTTCTGAATACATTATGGTGCACGATAACTTCGTCTCCAATTTGTATTTCTGTTTCTTCAAGTTTTGGTACTCCTAAAACTATTCCAATACGACTAACATATCGATGATCAGAGATTTCAGTATTAACTAAAAGCTCTTGACCATCTATATATTTTTTATTATCGTATCTTTTGTTTTTTGGTTTTATAATAAAATCAAATAAACTTTGCATTAATATTCTAAATTGTATTCTACAGCTATAGCCATATTTTTATTAAAGTCTTTCCACGGCAACACTTCTTTTCCTTTTTGTATGAAAATAGAAAACTTGTCGGACTCCTCTATTATATTGCATATTTTATGGCCACCATATACTTCTTGGCCAACTGCATAGTGCATAGCGTCGTTCTTATAGTCTCTGCCTATACTTATTTTACGAACTAGGCTCATCTTCTTCTTTGATTGGCTCGTACGATCCGTCTTCAATGTTAATTTGTATTTTACCGTACTTCTCTTCTAGCTTAGCTTGTAACTTATTTAAATCTTGCTGAACTTCTGCAGCAGCATGATTAAGCTGGTGCTTCTTTAATTCTAAGTTACCTATTTGCGAGGCAGCGTTATTAAGCTTACCTACAAATCCCTGTAATTCTTCTAATTGTTCTGGTGTAATTTTTTGTTTTTGGTTTTCCATAATTTTAATTTTTTTTAAATTTAATTTAATTGTTTGGGTTATAATTTATTATCACTTGTTTTACTTGATTTCTAATTATTCTTCAGCAGACGGGGGAAAAGGTGCGCGAAAAGTTATTTCAATTGGTGTAATCAATTTTTCAATTTGGCTATCTAAGCCAGCCTTCATTGATTCAACATCCAATCCTGCTTCTAGCCACCCGATTACTTGTTCTTCTGTAAGATCTGCGTAAGCTGTGAAGTTAGCTGCATCATATTCTACTCCGTAAGTTCCAATAGAACTTGCTGAGTGTTCTTCAGTTTCATCAGTAGCGCTATAGCTCCAATGTACTGTGTAGACAACGTTTTCGTTGCCGTCTTCTACTGCGACTTTTGCGTCTAACGCATTAATCGTCCATTTGTAAGTGTTTGCCATTTTAATTATTTATTTGAGTTTTTAATAGTTCTATGTCTGCTTTTAAATCGTTTATTATTTCTTGTTGTTCTTGTATTGCGCCTACTAATAACGGTACTAATTTACTTTGGTCGATACCTTGATATTCTGGATTTCCTTCTTCATTTACTGCATCTTTTTCTCCTGTAATAGCCTCAGGCACTATTTCTTGTACTTCGTGAGCTAAGAACCCGTCTACTGTTTTATCTGCATCTGCTATAAAATTAAATCGACTAGGTTTTAATTGACTTACCCTATCTAAAGCACCAGTCATTTCTACTACATTTTCTTTTAATCTGTAATCTGATGATGTGTTATAAGAAGTTGCAGAAGCATATGTACTAATAGAACCTACCACCCCATTATAATTTGTAAAAGTCGCTAAATATCTTGTTCCAGTAGCATCATTCATTAATTCTAAAGCTACATTACCATTAGTTGCTGTACTATTACTTGAGACCCTTAATGAACCAGTACTTTGAAACGATTGAGAAGAAGTATATCCTCCAGTAATTTCAACATCTCCCCCAGATGTTATACGCATTCTTTCTACTCCTGTAGCATCATTATTATGTGTTTTTATAATAAATGTAGGAGTGCCATCGGTTCCAGCCCTTAAACCCCCTAAAGATATACCAAAATTATCAAGTTCTGATGTACCAAAAAACATATTAGTAAAGCCTCCATTATTAATAGTAGTAGAAGGGTGTAATCTTAAAAAAGAAGTAGTATCAAACGAACCTGTAACTTGAGTTTTTAATAATCTTGTTGTTCCAGAACTGTCTATACGCATTTTTTCTGTATTGTTAACTTGAAACCACATATAATCTCCATCGTGAACATACCTAATAGAACCTTCAACTGTATCTTCTGGGTCACCAAACAATATACCTTGTTCTTGTAAGTTGCCAGAAATAAATTGAATATAACTTGGTGAATTACCTCTTGCTATTTGTAATTTAGAATTACCATTAAACAAAGTTTGTTCAGTTCCTATTCTTACGTTTCCAGAACTGTCTATACGCATTCTTTCTGTAGGAGCAGTAGTTCCTGATGCAGTTGAAAAAGTTATATTTGTGCTTCTATTACTTCCCGTAAAACTACTTGCAGCTCTAGCTCTTATTGTAGCAGCTATACCTGTTCCTGATGAACTTGGGTCATTTGTGTACCACTCAATTGTTCCAAAAGTATCCCCAGAAACTACACTCAAATCTTCATTGTTAAACCTTAAAGATGGATTTTGATTTTCAGAAATTTCTAATTTAACATTAGGCAAAGTTGTCCCAATTCCTACTTTTCCTGTCCTGTCTATACGCATTCTTTCTGCTTCTTGTTGTCCATCACCACCATCTGTATGAAATGACATATATGAATTTGCACCAATGGAACTTTGAGAACGTACTTGTATTGAAGCTGATACTCCTGCTCCTGCACCACTTGCATCAGATTTATAAAAACCTAACCTACCTATTAATTGATTAGAACCTAGAGACGTATCTGTACTATACAATAATAAATCTCCACCACTAGTAGCTTTTACTTGCACTTGACCAGAACTATCAATACGCATTCTTTCTGTATTTCCTCCAGTAGAAAAAAGCATATTAGATTGAGAACGTATTGCAAAATCTCCATCTGCTGAACTTGAAATCATTTGCCCTCCAGTATCTACAGCTTGCATACCTGCTTTGAATGTTGTAGAATCATAAAATCTTAATGCTAAATTTGATGAACTATTTAAATCAAGAGTATGAGTACTGCTTGCAGCACTTCCAATTCCTACATTTCCTGCAAAAGTTGAGTTTCCAGAACTATTTATACTTAAGGCTGTTTGTTGATTTGTTCCGTCATTTTCTAACTGAATAAAATTAAAAGTTCCGCGAGCTGTGCCACTCCCCCAAGACCAATATCTAGTACCATTACTAGCATAATCGATTGCTGTACCATTATATGTGTAAGTTCCTGCTGAACCTGGCGAAGTTATATCATCAGTTATAAAAACTCCTCCATTCACAGTAAGTTTTTGTGGAGGCGATGTTTCTCCAATTCCTACGTTTTCTGAACTGGTTATATTTAAACCACGCTCAGAAATTCCTCCACCTCCACCATTTTGTATTTGTAAAAGACCATCCGAATGTCGTAAAATGATTTGTCCATAATTATCATCATCTGAATCTCCTAAACCTATCTGTGATAATCCATTAGTTGCTGCTACTATTGCTAAAACTGAGTTTCCAGAACCATCACCAATTGTTAAATCTCTGGTTGGGTTAGTAGTTCCAATTCCTACGTTTCCTCCTTGATTAAAATAAGTGTGTCTTGTTGAACCACTTCTTGAATCTATATTCACTACTGTAGTTCCTGCTTGATTAAACATTCTTAATAAACTTCCAGCATCTGTGCCAGTAGTTCCGTAATTGTCAATTCTAAATGTTAGTTCTTCTGCGTTAGGATGTGAAACATATAAATTTTCTTTAACTTCTAATTTAGCAGCAGGGTCAGTAGTTCCAATTCCTACGTTTCCATCTTCTTGAACTCTAAACAAAGTATTTGTTCCACCATTATTTCTTACAAGAAATGCTCTTGTAGTTGAATTATTGTCATTATCAATATCAATTCTTACACTACCATTGCTTATAATACTTTTATTATCCCCTATTGTAACATCCCCTGTAAACACTGGCGATTCTTCAAAATTTGAAGTTATAACACCTGTTGAACTATTATATGACAATGCATTACCACTAACACTTACAGCACCTCTAGCTCTTGCATCTGTATAATACAAATTAGAACCTTCGGTAACATGAGCTGTTGTAATACCACTTATTTTATCGCTAGTAACTGCATTGTCTGCTATATTACCTGTAGCTATCGTTAAGCTCGCTATTAAATCACCTGTTACTTTAGTATTTGCCATATTATTCTATTTCTAAACTCGCTTGGTATGCTGCTTTTATTTCATCTGTCCAGTATATATCAGCTAAAGCTTTTACATTATGTTCAATAGCTTTTGCATCGTCACCACAAGTTACCATGTCTCTGTAGTATGAGCTTGATATAACCTTACCATCTTCAATTATTTGATCTGAATATCTAATTTGAATATGTTTGAATTCGCTAACTATTTCAATTTTGTCTTGGATTTTTTGTTTTGATAGACTCATTTTATTTATTTTTTTTTATTAAGTGGCTGTATATACAACACTAAAATTAAATTGACCTGAGGAGCTAAAATTATTTGAACTCATGTAAATAGTATTACCATTACTAACAATAACCCCTTGCATTTGATTGCTATTAACCCTAAAGTGTCCATAGTTATTTACTAAAGTAGCCATATTTACTAAATCCCCTTCGGGAAAAGCACTGGGTCTTGTTTGTGCATCAGCCGTATTCGATCCACTAAAGGGTAGGCCCTCTATAACAACATTAACAGCGGTACCGGTTTTACCTGTAAAATCAATTTTACCTGCAATATACACAATGTTGCCAATCTTAGTGTATTTACCATAAGAAGATACAGTCGCACCTGGTAGATTAGATGTTGGTGTCCAAGTTCCTTCTTCGTAGTCGTCTAATTTATTAGCAGCTGCGGTTCCACCTAAGTAAACGCCGCCACCAACATATAAATTTCCTCCCGCGCTACTCCCGGTTCCTAATCTAAAATGGTGGGTATCTGCATCGTAATAATTATTTGAAGTTGCATTATAACCAACTCTAAACCCTGCGTAAATAACATTTGAAGCATTTTTAGCTTCTACTTTTAATTTTGAATCTGCGTTTGTCGTCCCGATCCCAACATTTCCTCCATGTTTAATTCTCATTGCCTCTACAGCAGAAACTGAAAAAGCCAAAGCGTTAACAGGGGAACCAAAATAGGCGTTACCTTTAGCTATAATAGATGCGTTCTCATTATCATTCCATCCTAAAAATTTTATTCTTTCTTCAAAAACACCACTTGTTCCAGTTGCATTGTTTTTAAGTATTAAATGGTTTGCGTTATTAGTAGAGTATATTCTAACATTCCCACCACTAACATGAAGTTTATCGCTAGGGGATGTTTCTCCAATCCCGACGTTTCCTCCATTAAAATAACTATCATAATATGAAGAAATATATATGGTTTTTGCGGTACTTGAACGATATAAAGAAAGTTCACCTTCGTTTGCATTGTTACTTAATTCTACTCTGGTAGAACCATTTCTTAATAGTCTTATTTTTCCAGTATTGTCATCATCAACATCTAATGTGGCAGCAGGCGAAGTCGTTCCGATTCCTACGTTTCCATTGGAAAGAATATTCATTTTAACACTTGGCGTTGCTCCAGTGGTAGTGGCGGTATTAAATCTTAATTCAGTGCCATAAGCCTGTACTTCAACTGGAAACCCCGAGTTGTCAGCCATTCTCAATGACATGGTAGAATTACCATGTAAATCACCTAGTTTTGCATAATTATTGCCATCCACTACGTGTAATTTAGCACTGGGCCCAGTAACACCAATTCCTACGTTACCGCCAGAAAGAATAGTCATTCTAGTGGTAAAAGTTGCGGTGCTTCCTGCAGCCCCAGAAGGCGCTGTAGCCCAACTATGAGCTCCTTCGTACTGTTTGTAATATGAAGCACCATAATTACTAACTAAATATTGATCACCACCTGGACTAGTCCAAGCATGATTGTTACTTATGAATCCGTAAGGTGTTGAGTTATTGCCAAATAAACTTAAACCATTGGTTATTTGCGTAGTAATTGCTTGTGTGTTGCTTGGCGCAACTCCTATTCCTACGTTTCCTGCAGACGTTATACGCATTCTTTCTGAACCACCTCCTGTGCCAGTTAAAAATCTTATTCCGTTTTGACCTCGTAAGAAAGAACCATCAACAGTTGAATCATAACCTACGGCGTGAGTATTATCCCCTGCGCTATTAAATCTTAATGAAGCTGATGCATTAATTCCTACGTTGCCGTCGCTTTTTACTATAAACTTAGAACTTCCAGTACTGTCTTGAATACTTAAATAATCACCAACTCCTGTGCTTATTTTTTTAATTAATAAAGCTAAGTCGTTATTAAAGTTATTAATATAATTAGAAGTATTTGCTGGTTGGGCGGCATTACCAAAGTTTGTATTACCATTAACTTGTAATGTAGCACTTGGCGAATTTGTTCCGATTCCGACATTACCCGTAAAACTAGGTGAAGCTAACGGTGCTTTCAATGCAATCGAATTGGTAACTGTTGTACTAAAGTTTGCGTCATCACCAAGTGCTGCAGCTAATTCATTCAATGTATTAAGTGCTGAAGGCG